TTGCTCCATATAGGTTTGCTCCATCTAGGTTTGCTCTCACTAGGTTTGCTCCCTCTAGGTTTGCTCTCACTAGGTTTGCTCTCACTAGGTTTGCTCCATCTAGGTTTGCTCCATCTAGGTTTGCTCCATCTAGGTTTGCTCCCTCTAGGTTTGCTCTCACTTTTACAGCTTCTTCAACTGTATCTTTGATTGTGTTTTTTTCTTTTAAATATTCAAAAATAACACTACCTGTAAATCTGTTTTTAATTTCTATTTTAATCATAATCTTAATGTTTTACGTAACTTCTTAAAAATTGTGTTAATGGTTTAATGTAGTGAAATCTTCCTATTTGGCATTCTTTCCAATAGTATTCTACAACTGGAACACCTAACATTTGTGATTGACTTACTTCGAGTACTTCAACGATTTGTGATCTTGTAACATTACTCCATTTACCTTTTCTAATTTCCTTTTCGTTAACAGGAATCTTATATTTATCCCGTTCTTTAATCCAATTAATCATTGTTTTTAATTTTAAGTGAATAATTACCGTTAATAACTTGGTTTAGTTTCTCAATCCTTACATTATACTTTTGCGATAGTTCAATAAACAACTCATTAGATAAAATGTAATTACGTTGCTTTAAGGCTTTGAGTAATGAACTTTTACGCTTTGACTTAGGAAAAGTATTAGAAACATATCTATATCTACTCATAGGCTTGTTTCTATGGTTGAACTCTGCAACCGCTTGTTCTATTATTTGTGCTATCATAACTCTACTTTTTTCTCTAATTCAATTTGTTGACTTTCAGGACAAAATTTATAGTCCTTTTCTTTGATTTCCTTCTTACTATTCGCTAATATTAGTAAGGTAAGTGATACCGCTGTAAGTAGCAGTATCACTGAAAGTTGTTTAGCACTCATCTGTTTCGTTGTTTTTAACGATTTTATAACGTGTGTCGTGATTTTCATACTTAACAATCCATTTGTCATTTGGATATTCTTTTAAGTGTTTCTTAGCAGCACCTACTTTTTTACGTGCTATGTGCTTTTCGATTACTGTTATTGTTTTCATTATTTTACGATTAAAGATGATTTATTAAACTTAATTGTTGGCAGTTGTAACACTTCGCCATCTTCACTAACTGACATTATGCCCTGCTCATTATTAAAGTAAGCTAGTTTATATTTTTCCTTAGCTTGTTTTAGTTGGTTTTCTAATTGCTCAATTTCTGCTATGCCTGAGAAATCAAAACTTTTAGCACCATCTCGCATTTCAAACTTAATACCAGCTTTTGTAAAAGACTTTGTACCTACTTTTTCAGCTTCTGCAATTGCTTCTGATTCAATCACTCCTTTTGTCTTATCAAACATTTTGCCCATCTTTTTAATGGTTGCAAACGCTTCTAAAGGGTCTAACTCGTTACCTTCCATAACTGCCCACTCGATAAAGTCTAAATACTTTTGTAGTGTTGGCAAAGTTGAATCTTTCATCACTTGGATGTCGAACTTTAAATCTAAATTACTCATAATTGTTCTTTTATTTTGGTTAATACTTCGCTTGTAATAGTGTAGTGATTAGGTAGTGCTTCAATTGTTGTACGCTTTTCTTTAATTGCTTGAATCACTTTAATGCAAACATCTGAACCCCATTCTAAAGTTGGCTTAGGTTGTGGCTTGCTTGCCATTTGCCCATCGTCGTCGTCTGCTTGCAATGATAATAAACTTTGTAATGTGTAACGTCTGTAATAAGTTATCGCACTACCCATTGCTTGAGGTGTTCCGCTTGTTGGTAAATCAATACTACTTGCAATCTGTTCACCCGTTTCAATATCTATTATTAAAGTGCTGACTTTTGCGTTGTCGATAGGTTGTAATAAGATTAAACCTTTACTAAGTAGGATTGGCTCAACTGCGTCAATTAAAGCGTTTAAATCCGCATACGTGTTTTTAAAGTGTGGATTCTTAGCATTTTTCTTAACTACTCCTATCTCTTGCTTTGCTTCGTGTATCTTGGCGTAAATTTTCATAACTGCGCTTTTAAATAATTAATATAAAGTTGCTTATTAAATCTCATTCCGTTAGCTATTGCTTTACGTTCAGCTTTGTTTGCTTTGATGTAGATTTCGTGGTCGTTATACGTGTTTTCTTTTTTCATTCTCTTCTGTTATTAATTGTTTGATTTTTACTTTTAGCTCTTCGCTAACTGACTTTTTAACCCGAAACGATATAGTTTTTGTTTCGGGTTGTTTTTTCCTGCCTGAGTTGGCTCTTTTTCCTCCTTGTTTTTTCATTTAATAAATAGTTCTTATTGTTAATGCTATTTGTTTTATTGTTAAATCTGTTCTTTTTTCAAATCTTTCAAAGTACAAGTTTAACATTTCGTTTACATCTGATGGATTGTTTCCCCATTTTAGTAAAAGTGTTTCAATTTTTGCTTTCATAATTTATATTTGTTTTTGATTACCTTACAAAGATACACACTATTTTGAAAACTGCAAACTTTTTTCAAATTTTTTTCAAATTATTTTTCTAATTTATAATCATTCTAAATAAAAAAGCCTTAACAAATTAATGCTAAGGCTAGTAAAAGACTATATTTCAGTTCTATTGGTATGAAATAAAGTACATTAAAGTGCACCTATAAATCAAGTCTATAAAGGCACTATTTAGGATAAACAAACCCCATTAATCGCAATCCATCTCTAGTTTCAAATTTATCTTTTGTTAAATGTCGGTGACGAATAGCCACCATCAAACCTTCGCGACCTCCTTTGTCCGTTGTGTTACCTTCAACTGTACTGTAATTAGTCCCATCAACATCTGTTACTATTCCAATGTGTCCCGTGCTTAATGGCTTACCTGAACGAAACGACCGCCATACAACTAACGCACCTACTACTGGTTTTGCTTCCCATCTATGCTCTTGCATTTGTAGATTTAAAGCAGTTCGCCAAGCACTACCATTCATAAGGCTAACATCTTGTCCACCTTCTCGCCAAACTAAGCGAGTAAAGAAAGCACACCACGGAGCACCTTTGTAAAATCCTTGTTGCTTCATTTTCATCTCGAAAACAGGATCAACAAAACCGCTATTATTTTTAGTTTCTAGTTGTCCAATGTATGAACGTGCTATGTCTGCTATTTTTTTACTCATTTCCTTTCAAATTTAGTTAATTTCTTTCCAGCTTCTAAGCATTTATCTAAGAATGAAAACCCAAATAACACCTTAAAATTCTCGTCAATGCTTTTTACTTCAATCCACCCTATACCAACTAATGCAAGTTTAACAAATGGTATCTGTTTATCTATTGTTAAATTTAATGAATGGGCTACAATAATAAGCACACTATAAAAAATTAACTTAGGAACTAGATTAAAGGCTTTTTTTGATTGTATATTTTCAATTTTTGACCTACCTGCTTTCATTATTCCAGTAATTGTGTCGCAAATTACCAATGTAACAACAAACCACAATGCACCCTCAATAGGTGCTAAAAACGAAAACAATGCAGTACCGAAGTAAATCAAAGTCTTTTTCACAATCAATAAACTATTTAGCATCTACTGAATCACTAACTGTTAATTTACTAACCGCAGCACCAACCGCACCAACTGTTACCATATACCCACTAATCGTAATTAAATAAGCTGGTAATAAAACCCCACCGCTTGCAATTGTCAAAATTGCCCCACCAATTGCGCCAATTGTTAAACTTGCGTTCGTAATTTTTCTAAAAAGTTTCGGGCTTTTTGCCTTAAATCTTTCTTTTAATGTTAAATCTTCCATATTGCAAAAATATTAATTTTAGTCTAATTGTGCTATAAAGGTATCAAATAAATCATAATTGTCTGTCGAACTAACTCCATTTACTTGCAATTCTGAAAATAAAGTACCATCAAATGAAAAATTAAAATCATTACCTTCAACGGTTGTATAACTCATTCTATTTCCCCATGCTTCAATTTTGGTAATTGTATGAAAGTGCAAAGGTCTGAATATAAATTTAGCTGTCGTTGTTCCTGCCCCTGCCCTTGCTGACAAATCGAATAAAATTCCGTTTGTGAGTTTTGTTAAATTAATTGCACTCATTTTAATATTCTTTAATTGTTAGAACTCCGTTAACTGTTTGATTATTCGTTGTTGGCATATAAGCAAGTACATATTCATCCATAGTATTATTAATCGAACCGCTAAGGAATGATAAAAAGTTTTCTCTAATAATATCGGTACTCCCTGCAACATTTATAGGCACCGCGCAAACTACCCGCCCCGTTCCTATGGTGATTGTTTGGTTTGTTGCTGTTCCTTCTTGAATTTTTGAGTTGTTTGCATACGTCAAAGGCGCTGACAAAGTAGGGTTAACAATTAACATCAAAATTCCTGCATCTGTACTTGCTGTAATACCTACTGAAACATCTAATATTTGAACTGCTGTATCTCTAAACGCAACTTGTTTTTTAACTCCTTTTAAAGCGTAAATAGTACCTACTGCGTTTGTTGTAAGTGATGTTGCATTATAAAGTGAAAGTGTCTTACCTCCTTCGTTAATGCTTCCCTCGGTTGCTATTTGTGAACAAATATACCTAAGTGACCCCGTTCCCGTTGTACTTCTTACTTCGTATCTTACAGGTTGATTAGGCGATAAAATAAACGTATCTGTTGCAGTTCCTGAATAATTAACTGTATGAATTAATTCAAAACCATTTTGAGTTTTTACAAAGAACCTTAATACCGCACCACCTAACCATAAAAAATCAAAAGCAATTACAGTAAAATTACTCCAATCATACGAACTAATAGCGTCGTAGTTATTCATAGTTGTAAATGGAACATCGACTGTTAATGTTCCGTTTCTGTACGCCTTTAAACTTTTTATTGTTCCGTTATCCTCAATAAAGAAACCATCAAAATTAGAATCGTAAGGAGCGACCGCATTACTTGAAAAATAACCAATTCTTTTTGTGGTATTTGCTTCGGTTTGTAAATTATCAAAAGTAGCTTCAACTAATTCACATTTACCCTCAAAATACGGGGCAAAACGTTTTGATTGCCTAATGACATATTGACCGCTTGTAACTGATAAGTTCAATTTATTACTACTATAAGTAGCTGTACCTGTTCCCACGTTTTCAAACAATGTCGTATCGTCTGCACCTAAGATTTTACCAGCTAACAAAGTAGTTATTTGTGATACCCTCGTACGACCTCCAGCGTCATATCCAAAAATAGTATCTAAACTCGGTTGGTAACTCATATAATAATCCAATTTGCACCACTACTTTGAATAGTGATTGATTCGTATTTTCTTTTCAATTTAATTAAATTTTCTTTGTCTATTGTTTGACTTCCAAAACATTGCACACTAACTGCTCCGCTACTACTATTTTTTATATTGTAAATAGTTCCTTGAATACCAATTGCAGTAGGCAATGTTATTGTAATCGGTTGTGTACAATTAGCAGTAAAGTTGTTTTCATCTAAGGCAGTATTTACGCTAATATCAGAATAAGCAAACACAACACCACCACCAGCACCCGTAAAACGTTCAACGTAAGCAGTAGATGTGTATGTGTAAATCTTTTCCGTCGATAAATCTACATAGTAGTATTTCTCATCCCCATTTTCGGGAAAGTCTGACAACGTGTCAAAAGTCAATATACCTCTAAAATTGTACACTTATTGTTCAATCTTTATCCGTGAAATTTCATTATCGTTTTCGTCAAAAGTAACCTCGAAAATTTCAACTGAAATCAATTCTCCCAAATGATTCCAAGTTTCGTTATGTTCAATTTCTACTCTCATTAGTTCCTGAATAAAATTAAATTAACGTGCGCAACCTCAATACTTAATCCACTTGGAATAAATGATGTTGGCAAAGATGTAACGGGTGGTGTTATTGATTGTGTTGCCATTGTGTAAACAACGTTATCAGAACCACCGTACCAATTGAACCCATAAACACCCCTAACACCAATGCTTACTGCACCCGTCATAATGAGTGCCATTCCGTATTTTTTATTAGCTAAAAGTTGATATGCAGAACCAAGTGTAAAAGTTTTTACTCCTGTTGTTGTTGCTGACAACGCTGTACTAACAATCAAAGGCACACCAATCGGGCTTAAATCTTCATCAAGTTCATAAATACCAATATACATTGATGCTCCTGCACTTGCTGTTCCAACTCTTAAAGCTATTTTAGTAGCTAAATAATCACTATCTAAAACAAACGGGGCTAAATAACAAACATTTTGTAAAATTGCAATATTTGTTGTACCCGTTCCATTAGTATTTGGGTATAATGCCGAAGCTAAATTTAAACTATTTTGAACGTGATATGTCAAATTCGCACCACCGCCACCACTACTTACATTAAATCCCATGACTAAGAAATATAAGTAATTAAATAAGTCGTTGTTGTTGTGAAAATAATAGTTGGATCAACTAAACTATAATCGCATGGAATATCAACGCTTCCGTTTGCAGGAATGGCAATAGAATCGCCACCGTTAATTTGAAGCGTTCCGCCTGCTGATGAATAAGCTGAAATTGATTTAACTTTTTTACCACCCGTTAACGTTTCCGTTCCTGATACTCCTGAAGCGTAACCAAAAACACCGCTTTTTTCTCCAATATTTGAAATAAAAGAATTAAATTCCTCTAAGGTAAAAGTATTGTTTTCTTCATCTCTTAACTCGGTCAACTCTAAAACATTCCTATCGTTAAATGTTGGAAAATTTTTAAAATAAAAAGTGCTATCCGTTTCAAATCTCTTTGTAACATAGGCATCATTTGCCAACGCTTCAAAATCCTGCCCATCTTCATCAACAAGATGTAACATTTTTCCTTTTATGTAAATTTTATAATTCATAATTCTTAATGAAAACTTCTATTATTTTTAATTTTATCCCCAAATTTACAAATAATTTTTATAAGATTGCTAAAATCGTAATATTCGACTGTTGGACTTTCTTCTACAATTAACCTTTTTTCAATGTAAATTTCATGATTAAACGTGTTATAATCTGTAATATAAATGTCATTTTCCGATATAAAAAATAAATCTAATAATTTACGGGAAAATGATCGGGTAACTGGATTTGTTGTAAATTCGTAACTGTTCAAATACTCCCTTGTTACTTTTGTTGTTAATCGATTTGAGTACACATTATTTCGCACTTCCATTTTCGGATCTCGTTTTCCAAAGAATCCCTCAACATTTATTGTATCAACAACATTTGCATTTGTAAAGTCTATTCCTTCGATTGCTTGTTGTGTGTTGAATATTGCACGTAAACGGACAAAGCCTGTTACATTTTCAATGCTCCATTCTTGTAAGTTGTAAATTCCCCAGGTTGTGTAAATGTCGTTTCCATCAAAAGTGTATTTAACTTTTAATTCATAACAACCCGTTCCATGGTCTAATAAAATATCTCGCCAAATTACTTGGCAATATCTTGCGTTTGTTTGTGAAGGAAAAGTAATATTTGAAATAGTTTCTACTAAAACATCATTTTTGTATAATTCAAATGATACTGAGTCATCACCTAAAAGCAACTTCCATGCGCCCGTAATATCGTTTTTATAAGTCTTAGTTAGTGTAGTTTCTGCATACACATTAAATGTTTTTTGACAACATTCTTCATCGTCTTGCACTTGGTCATCAAATGAAAATAAACTACTATCTAAACATTTAACTTCAAACTCTGTGCGCACCTGCTCAATAGGTGTTACATCGTTGAAATATTTAAGCGTAATTGTGTAATCAATAGAATCTAATCTATTGGTATCGATTAACATTTCGTATGTCGATTGTGTAGGACTTACAATCGTTTGTAACAACCTTGTTTCTCCTTCAATTGATACAAATGGACTATTAATATTATTGTCGTGGTTGTAATTCGTAGAACACGTAAAACGTGGTGAACTTTCTTTTTTCTCGATTGATAATTGACCCCAACAAGTTGATAAAGTAGCAGCGTAAATATTATTTACTGTTACCTTAACTCGCATTATTTGACCGTTTACCAAAGCTGGAGTAACTTCTCCCGTACTTTCAACTGAATATTCAATTGCAGTCGTTCCGTTCCATTCTTCATTTGTATCTGTGTGCGCTTCGTCGTAGTCGTAAATCTCTTTTATCGGTGCGTGTGTTACTAAGAATCTATCTTCACACTCTAAAATAACCTTTAAAAAGATTTGATACGTACCATCGTTGTAATTTATCCAATTTTGAGTTCTACCCTCGTCAAATATTGCAAATGCGTTAAGTTGTTCTAACCAAAACCTCCAATTGATAAACGTTGGATAACGGAATAGCATTCCAAAATGTGTAAGAGTGTCAGGTGATGCGCCTTTTCTGCCTACTTGGACATTTAAAGAACTTGTATTTGTAGTTGGCAACGTGTTATTTTGTACGGGTTGCAATAAATTAAATTGATTCAATGCCCCGTTTGGTTGACTTCCTACGTTAGAAATATCAAAAAAGTAATTTTCAAGTACGAAATTATTATCTAAATCCGCAATTTCCGCAACTATCATTTGAAATTGTACACTTCTATACAAAAAAGCATTAGGTAATAAAGCCTTTAATTCATAGCGTAAATTATCTTGAATTGAAACGATTGCACCCGTAGAAAGTGAATCCGCTGTGTAAACGTCGCTAGATTTATCTAAAAGCCATTTACTCGCTTCACTTTTGTATGTCAATAAGTCCTCAGTTGGTAGTGGGGCTTCTTGAATTTCAGTTTGCCAATCCAATTGGTTAACGTTACCCACCTTAAACCAAATATACATTACCCTATCATTCACACCACGACCATTTATAAACGTTGTAAATGCGCTGTTAGGGGTAAATTCGTAAACAATTGTATGTGTTGTACCTACGTATGTATGCGATATAATTTCAATTTCGTAATTTGCGCCCGTTGGATTTGTTTTTGATGTGTATGTTCCGACCGCTAAAGCCCCATTTTGTTCAATCAACATACAAAGTTCCGATTGATTGTTTACTTTGTTTTTAAAGTAGCTATCATCTTGCGGAAAATACATAGCACCCAATGCAATAACACTAGACGTTGATTCAATTACAACTGTTCTTTGTGATGTTCCACTAAAATACAAAGTACCCGTACCACTTACATAAGTGCTATCTATTGGAAATTCTGTAAAAGGGGAGTTAAACCATCCTGTCTTTGAGTTACCAAAATTCCAACTTACTACTGTGGGGTTTTCCATTTCAGAAATCGAATACCACTCAAAGTCAAAATATAGCTTCAAAAATTGAGAATCTGAGCTATTAAATGCGCTTTGAATTAATGCGCCTTGTTGTATGATTTCGAGTGTAACCGTAAAAGAACGTGTGTAAGTGTTAATATTTGCGTTTCTTTCAATTGTAGCAATCAACACCTCGAAATTACCACTTTGAAAACCTACGGGAATAAGTGTAGTTGTTGCCCCTACGATAACACTTCCAGCACCAGCACCAAATAAACGGGTTTGTTGTCCGTCAATTAACGAACGTCTGTTATTATTTGTGAACGTGTTAAATATTCCTTGTTGAACGGATTGTAATTTATTAAACTCATTTACCGAACTTGACTTTGTAAAGCCTAAATTTAAGTACAAATCTTCCCTTAATGAAGTTGCATAAATTGTCATTACGTTGTTATCATCGTACAAAAATAAGTTAGCATTTGTAGGGCTTAATAGTGCAGCAAACTCAATTTGTAATAAAGTGTAATCAATCGCCACAATCGTTGTTGTAACAGTTGTTGTTGCTCCTGCTGTTGTTGTTTTAGTGAGTACTACTGTTTGACCTACTGCAAACCCGTTTATACTTGCATAGCTTGGAAATTGCAATTTATTTGCAGTCCTTAAAACTGAGTTACAAGTGATTATGTTTTGGTTATTTGTTGAAAAATAAATATTTTCCGCAATATCAAAAGTAACTGTTGTAATATCCCCTGCATTAGCCTTGTAAAACGCTGTATTATTTCCGAACTTGTCAAGGCAATTAAACGTGCCTACTATCTGTTGAATTGCCATTGATTATTTTTGTTATTTCGTTAATATTTACGTTGACTTCCTTACTTACATTTTGTGCTATTTCCAACAACTCCGCGCGCTTTTCTTTTGGTATGTTTGCCATTGCTTCATTGATTTGTTTTTGCACCTTTTCTAATTCGCTTAAAATATTCATTTTACTCGTTTATTGCAAAGTTAGTAATTTTTACGTTTTCATAGTTGAAAGGGAACAAATAAGTTATAATAGCTTCAGAACTATACGGAATATGTAGTAAATCTAATATTTCACATTGCACCCCGTCAACGTCTGCATAATTGCTATTTAATATCTGCTCATATTCTGCAAAATTCATTAATACGGGTGCGTTTTCAAATCGCTTGAATCCGTTTGTTTGGATCTCGAATTGTTGGTGATAGTTGTAATAAATCGCACTAGCTCGCAAAGTATTTAGATAATCTACGGGTTGTTTTCCGTTTACATCGCATTTAAGTAGCTTTGTAACTCCGTAAAATTGTTGTGATACTTGCAATACCCCTAATCTATTCTCAATAAGTGCAGCGGTTTCAAGACCCGTATAAGCATCGACAATGGTAAATAAGTTAAAACATAGTTGTTCAATGTTGTTAAATTGTGATTTACGCACCCCCAAAGAAAAGGGAATATTTACGTCTTTAAATCCTTTTAATAGCTTCAAATCATCATCCGATTGAACTAAGTTTTTTAGTCCATATTCTGCATCTGTTGGCTCAAAATTATCTAATGTGTGTAAGTCGTTAAAATCTGTTTGATAGTGTAAATATGTGCGTAAATTAGCGTCGCTTGTATTTAGTGTGTATTCATTTTCCCGTCTGTCTTGAACGTTCAAAGCTGGACTTACTGAAAACGTACTATTGTCGCTAAAAAACTGCTTTGTTTCAATCTGAACTTGGTTATTTCGCGCCTTAAATTTAAGCGCAAACGTATCAAGCATCGAACTTATTAATTGCCCAAGTGTAGGCGTTGTATCGTTGCCCGTTGGATATCCTTTTGTAAAAGAGTTGTTAAGTTCGTTTTGTGTGAAATTAAATATTGATTGATTATTTTTCTGCAACGGAACGGGCAAAATCGTTAAATCCAAGGCACTTAAAGCATTTGAACTAAATGTATAGCCTATATTTTCGCACCCTAAACGGATTAAATCAACCACCTTACACGCTTTAAAGTATCGTATTTTCGAGAATATTAACTCACGTAACTTTGTAACTAAGTCAATTAATTGAGTAACAAGTAAGGCAATGTAAACTAATTGAGCTGTCAATTTTATTCCTGCTGCAATTGCAAGACCAGGGGATAGGGCTACAGCACCTGCAAACTCCGCTGCAATATTTAGTAATTCCTGCACCGCCTTATAAATAGCCTGCGATGTTGTGAATACTGCCAACGCTAACACAATTCCAACCTCCAATTGATTATCTTTCACGATAACATAAGGCACGTTTATATTCGGAAATTGCACCCCTCGAGCGTTTAACAACTCAAAACTTAACGCATTTGCAACATTAAAAAATGAATCGTTCGCACCTCTTTTTTTAATCTTGACTTCCACTGAATAATCTGAAAAAATAGGATTGTCCGTTAAATCGATGTAATAATCAAAGGTTAATGATCCGTAAACTATCTGTGTAGGTATTCCGATAAATGCCCCGTTTGTCGAAATCCAATCATGAATAAGTTGTTTTGATTCATTGACTAAAACAAGGCTATCAACATTAACTTCCTGCTCACTAAGTAAACCCGTGAAATCTGTTTTAAAGCCTATCGTTTCAATATTTTCAACGTTGGCATTTTGTCCGTTAATTATGATACTTATCATTTTCTGATGTTATATTTAGTTACATTCGTAGTATTCCCTTTTGTGGTTTTTTCAACTATTTGCATGATTGATTGAGTTATTTCTCCAAGTGCTATGTTATGCGTTGGTCTGTTTTCAATCGTTCGTTTGAGGTCTTTAATTTCGCTTAACAACGGCATTAAATCGTAGCTATTTCCTGCTGTATCTATATTGCGCATCTCCACTAATTGACCCGTGTTGTATCTTTTGGCAATATTTGACAACTCATCATTTGACAAGTTGCCGATACTTGCGTTATTTTCCGCATCAACTACACGTTCATAAGGGTGCAATACCGATAAAAAGCCACCTTTTCCATCTAATCCCTTACCATTTGCGCCTGTGTTTTCTGTTCCGCTTTCGAATGCTGGCAAACTTTCAATGAATTGTTTAAGTAATTGCACGTCTTTAATAGTGTTTAACAATGGATTTTTATCCCCATTCGCCACCTTTGCCCCGTAAATATCTAAAGACGTTTGAATTAATTTCAATCGCTCAATTCGTTGCTGCTCCTTTTGTTTCTTCAAATTAGCATCATTGATAATTTTTTGTTGTTCCGCTAAAGACTGCTCGGCCGTGATATTTCCATTTTTTGCCAACTCTTGAAAATAATCGTATTGCTTTTCCGCTGCTGAAATCTCTTTGTCAATTTGCTCAATTCTTTTTTCTGATTTTTTAATGAAATAATCCGTTGTCAAGTCTGCCCATTGTTTAAAGTTTTCGTACTTTTTTTGATTTGCTTGTTGTTCTAAATTTTGGATTTCCAATTCAGCACGTTTTTTTAACTCTAATTTTTCGATTTCAGTAAGTTCGACGTTTTCCAATTCAATAGCAAGGTTTTCATTTATTTGCTCAATTCGTGCTTTTCTAATTTTTTCCTCATCTTTGGAAAGTTCCGCTTCGACAACTTTTATTTCTGCTACACTTTTACGACGTGCTTTTATTCTTTCGTCTGCTGACTCTATGTCTGCAAATTGCAATTCAGGGGCTTTATATTCGTCAATAGTCAATTCTTTACGAGTTTTCATATATTCCTCATAAGTCTTGTTTAACTCCTCGACTTCTGTTGTTTTTTGCTTTGTTGCTTGCGTTCCTTTTTTAGATTGTTCCGTATTTTCCAATTCATCTTTTGTCAAAACTTTTACAGAATGCCCCGTGTTTTCTAACTCCTCAGAATAAATCTTTAGGGCTTCATTTTGTGCTGACAAATCGGCTTTTCTTTGCGCTAAAACATCTCGAATATCGTCTTTTGAGGACATCCCAAAAGCTCCGTTTATGCTATTATTAAGGTCTTTATTTAGGTTTATAACATCTAATTTCCCCTTATTAACTTGGATATACTTTTCAATTTCTGCTATTTCCTGCTTTGTTTTCTCCTTGCGCTCGTTGACTAACTTAATATCCTCTTTGATTTGTGTTTGAGCATTTTTAGTAAGTGCTATTTTTTCCTTTTCAGTCTTAGCCAAATCTAAAGATTGTTGTAATTCTTTTTGTCTTTGATTTGTACGTTCATTTGCTCGCTTACTTCCTGCTTGCATTTGTCTGTTCATACGTGCCAAATTCTCTTCTGCTTGTTTTGCACCGCTCACAATGTTCCATAACTCTTTACCGAACTCAAAGGCTAAACTAATTGCAATTGTCCACCCAATACCCTTTAAAGCATTTCCAAATCCTTGCGCTTTTTGTCCTGCTTCAGTTGTGGCTGTTCCTGTTTCTGCTATTGCACTCTTTAAATTTTTCCAATTTTTATATTGGTCAACTAATTGCATACCTTTCATAACTCCCTTGAAAGTGACAAAAGCAAAAGCCAACTCTTTCACAACGCTTATAATAGTCGGTAAATTTGTAGCCAAGAAGTCAACGAACTTTGTAAAATAACTTGCGCCCCCTCTAAATTCTAAAAATAACGCTTCTGTATTTGCCTTTAATCTGTTCCACGCTTCACTAAGTGTTTTTGATTTTGTATTTGCTTGTTCTTGCGCTGTGCCACTTTCACCCAAAGCACCGCTAAACTCCTTTAATCTGTCGGTTTGCCCAATTAATGTTTGAGCAGCGAGTAAATTCTCTTTTCCAAATAATTTCTCTAATTCAGTAACATTTTTTAAATTAGGTTGCATCATTGCCAACTCCTCAGTAAGCCCCTTAAATTCACGACCTTGTTTAGCAGCATTGGTCTGCAATATAATCATTATGTTTTTAAGGTTATTTCCTGCTACGCTCGCTTCTGGCATTTTTTCCCCCAAGATTTCCACTGCGGCTGCACTTTCAGCGATTCCAATTCCTGCATTAGCAGCAACACCTCCGAACTTTGTAAACGCTTCATTCAAATATGGTATTTCCTGCGCTCCTTGTTGTGCTGCGCTTGCTAAAATATCCATTACACTTCCAGCTTCTGTTGCTGGCATATTAAATGCGTTCAATGTTCCTGTTAAATTTGCTATCGACGTGGGCACGTCATCGCCCGAAGCCTTGGATAGTATCAACGCTTGCTCTGTAATTTTAGCGAGTGCATCCCCATTTTTAAGTAGTTCTGGTCTTGCTGAACCCGCTAATTTAAACGCTTCACTTACATCTTTTGCGCTTGTCCCGTATGCCTTACTAAACTCAATCGCTTTATCTTCTAAGAACTTTAAATCGTTGCCCGTTTGACCTGTAACCGCTGACAAATCCGCAATTGAAGTTTCAAAGTCCATTATTGTACGACCTCCAAATTTGACTGCTTCAAATACTCCAAATCCAGCAGCTAAACGAGTCAACCCACCCCGTAATTTTCCTACTGCACTATCGTAATTTCCTACATTTCTGAAATTATCACCTACTGTGGAATCTAATTTTTTAAGTTTTCCATCAAGTACAACCGCTTCGGCTGTGGTTTGTCTGTATTGACGTTCAATTAATGCGAACTCTTTTGTATTCTTTTTGCCCGTTTGTTCTAAGTGCAATAATTCAGCACCTAAACGCTTACTTTCATTTTTTAAATCACGGGTTTGAACAACGAGTTTTTTATAAGCATTATCTTGATTCTTTATTGATTGAGTGCTTTTATCCGTTGCGTTTCGTAGCTTGGTTTCAGCATTTATTTTGTCGGCTTGAATCTTAATTAAGTCGTTTTCGAGTTTTAATTTTCTTTTGTACTCATCATTGGTCTGCTTAATTGCTTGTTCCGTTGCTTTGATTTCCGCAGCGTTGGACATTTTCCCGTTTTTCTTTAGGGTGTCGTTGCTTAATTTCGCACTTTCACGCAAAGAATTATTCAATTTTTCAATCTGTTGTTCTGCGTTTTTTGCGGAACTTGTAACAAATTCGTAAATATCTTTTTCGGAAATATCCGACCTCTTAATTTGCTCGCTCATATTCTTTTAATAAATCAAAATACTCTCTAACTGTTAGTGTTTTTACGCTTATGTGATATCCTTGGAACTTGCTCAAATGAACTAAAACACTTTCAGTTGTTATCCCCTTGTTTGTTAAACCCTTTACTTTCTCAATTTCACTTTCAATTATACGGATCACATTGAATTGAAATTTATTCGACCTTATAATATAGTCATTTTTTGCCTTAGCTAATTTGACTTGTAATTTCATTAGCCTTTTAGCCAAATCATTAAGCCCATAAATATCAAGATAATTATCATAGATTTTATTCCACGAATCCAAATCCTCTTGTGTAATTTCGTCTTGTTCTGTTGCATTTTTGCGTGTATAATTAAGTTTACCTTCAAGGCATCTAAGCCAATTAAATAAAGGCATATCATCAATTCCCGAATATCGTTCGACGTGCGTAGTCGATATACGACGCTTGAACAATGTTTTTAAGTTTTCTAAAATTTTCATCTGTTAAGCCTATTATTTTATTACTAAACCATTCTTGGTCTTGCATCTTTTGAGTATTTCCATTTATGATAATTTCCTGCTGAAATACTGCAATATACATACTACGGAAAAAATCCCCAGTATCAAAAAGAGTGTAGTGTGTGTTGAACTTTTTTCTACCTTTTGATATATATTCAGTAGCGAGCGAATAATATCCAATAACTTCTCCATCTTTATCAACTCCTTTACTATGTAATTGGTCTATTTTTATAAAGTCTAAAATCTCGTTTTTAGTAACAGTATCAAAGGTTTTTAGCCACGCTTCGACCTCGCTAAGTGATTTAGCACGTCTAATTTGAACCTCTATTGCTGTGTTACCTATTGCCAACTTGTTAGAATTTTAACAAAGTTACAAAAAAAGGAGTGATTTTTTAACCACTCCTTTTTGTTTTATTTTTCCTCTACCTTTTTTGGTGGGTCATTTTTCATTTTACCCTTTGGATTTACTATTTTCCAAGCACCTAACAAAAGACTTTCTTTAATTGTCGGGTGCTTTTTTTTAGCATCTTCAAAGGTTAGATTTTCCAAACTATCCTTACGAATTCCTCTAAGTTTTCCGTAAGATACATATTCCACGGCACTCATTACGGAATAGTAATTGTAACGTTACCTTGGTATAAGTATTGACCGTTCAATTCAGTTTGAGTAGGAATAGCTAAACTAACTTTCAATATATCCCCCGAAGTTTGAGGAGGTAATACAAACTCGTAAACTCCCGTTCCGTTTTCAGCAACACTCGTAGGAGTTACCGTTGTAGCATCGGTTAAGTTTTCAACTAAGAAGTTACCAATAACCAAACCCGTAACATTTCCAACTGAATCGCCAGATGCGGCAATTCTTGTACCTTGACGATAATCATCATTTACAGAAATTGAACCGCCTGTTGTGATAAATGCGCCAACTTTAGCTAATTGACAATCTACCATGTTTGGTAAATTGTTATTGAAATCGATAGGCCTAACCGCTTCATCTGTTGAACTCCAAATCAAATCCCCGTCAATAGCGTACAAAGTACTTACGTCGAAATTACGTGCTAAGTCAAAAGAAAACATAATCTTTTGAGTAGTCGCATCCGTTTTGAATTGAAACAATGCTTGGATTGATTGCTCATCGATTGCGATAGGCTTCAACAACCCACCAACTTCTGAAAAGATAACTTTATTAGAATCAGTTACTAATAAAATACCCCAATTTGAGCATCTTAACGCTTCCATTTTAGCCACCATTTTAGCCGTGGCGTTTCCGTCCCATGTTTCGCAAGCGATAGTAGTTTTACCGTTTTTGATAAACGATTTTTTACCGTTTGAACTTTCTTCAAATTGGCTTTCTGCTGGTGTCCAGACAAAGTTTTCAACTTCTGGAAATGGCGCCCATCCCGTTTGACCAGCTGTTAAATTGCCAAGGATAAAAGAAAAATCAATATCAGACTTATCAAAAGTAGCAGGCATCCCAACAAAAATAAACCTACTTACCCCGCCTAAATCCTCGATGCACGCAGGGTGTCCGAAGTTAGGTCTTTCATTACAACAATCGTTGCTCATAATTATTAATTTTTAAAATTTAACATTCACATCCTCTTTTTCTTATAGGAAGAGTAAACCTAACCTCGATAGCACTTAAATTACTGTCTAAAATAACCGCTTCAAATCCATCTGAACTTTCAGAGCCAAGTCGATAAAATTCACGTTTTTCAAAACTTTCAATGTTAGCAAACAATTTGTTTTTCTTAATAGCACTAAAAAAAGCTTCTAAGTAAGATTGAAGATATTTCATTACGTAAAAGTAATACTCCTCAACTGTGTACTTTAACTCCGATTGCTCAATAATAAACATCCTTATTGCACTTTCTCTTTCCAATCCTTGCCCGTTTGAATTAAACGTTTCATTCGTTGGTAAAACAAGCCAAAACAAAGGCAATTTATTTGTTTGTATAATCGAATATTTAAGCCATTCAGCATTAATATCTAATGGAGTGCCTGCAACAAAAACGAAATCTTTAAGAGATATAAAGGTTTTTGAAGTCCAAATAAAAGGATTTGATTTCCTTACCACTATCCATCCATTGCCTACGTCTGTTATCGCACCATCTCGATATTGGTCATCTACAATAATATCTCCAATTTTTAGCCACTTAGTACTACACACGAATAATTTAGTCGTTATAACATCAGCACTCTCAATCTTTGTAATACGAAAAGTTTTATCTATTTTCGATACAATCTCGTTTGCAAATATGTTAAGTAAACTTTCCATTAATACGACGTGTAAATATAATTTCTATCAACTCCCATAAATGCAGGATAGTCCGTAGAATTTTCTTGTAAATACTCTTGAATTGCCTTAAAAGTTTCTACACTTTCATTAAAACGACCGTATAAATTCATGCTCAAAATGTCCGCTCTATCGCTTACGTTTGATTTGATTTTTACAGCTGAATTAATCGTTTGTTGCACCCGTGAATCTCTTTGATACTCAAAGTAAATAAACCCCAAAAGCATATCTTTTATGCCTTTGGAGTTATAAATTTTTCCGCAATTAGTTTGAAACAAAATAGGATCAAGTAATTTAGCGTAAATAACATCTTCAATATTGTCAATAAACAGATTGTATAATTCGACTCCAAATAAATCAACCAAATAATCAACCTCGTAACGGTCAATATATGCCTGTAATTTAGCGTCGTTCGATCCCATTGTATGGATTTCGAACTTGTTTACAAAGTCTGCTCTTTCAACGATTGCCATTATTTACCTTTTTTTACTGTTTCTTTTTTTACTGTTTCGCCCTCTACATATCCAGCCTTTACGAAAGTAGCGTACATTTCTTCCGTTACTTCGTATTCTTTACCTTTTATAAGGTGCTTAGATTTTCCGTTTGAAATGAACTTTCTCATAATTAAGCAGTTGCTAATGAAGCTTTGTCAGTAGCAAAAACACCCTTAACAAATGATGTAGTTCTGTTTGTTTTCACAATAACAAGACCTCTCCATTCAGCTAAGATTGTTCTCATGTTTTTAGTAAAGTCGTTTCCATCTAAACCAATATCATAAGTAACACCACCTTTATCAAATACCAAAGCATCTCTAAAGTTACCAATCAAGTATTGACCCGCAGTAACTAAAGTTGTTTTGATAATTGGAACGCCATCAAGCATTAAATTACCAGCAACCATAATCAAACGGTCAACATAACGCTTATCAGTTGCACTAACTTTGATTAACAAAAGTTTTGTAACATCTGATGGGTGCATTAAAATTGCAGTAGGCTCGTCCTGTTCAGCAATAGCAATTTGATTCATTGCAACTGTCAACACATCTACTTCATTTGCGTTATCAACTGTAAGTGCAAATGTTCCAGCAGCAAACGCAGGTGCAACAGTACGAATACCGTTTAAGTTTGTACCTAATCCATCACCTGAATAAATACCACTTTCAATTTTTTTCAACATTTCACGCTCTAACTCGTTATTGATTTCACTTTCGATAAAATCAATATCGTCTAACATTTCAGTTGAAATTTTAATGAATGCAGTTGTTTTTTTCAATGATTCTTGATCAACAACTAAATCAAAATCAATTTGATTTTTAGTAGCACCTTCCGCAGTTTGTCCTGCTGCACCATCTTTATTAGCTTGGGATACCCAAGAAATAATATTTGATGTTGCTGTTCCACGTGTTACCAAGTCCATCAAACGAATACGTCTTGAAGCAATTACATCAAGTCCTGCAAGTCTTTGTTCAACTGGAACATTACCACCTGAAATATTCGCAGAAGTCATATCGCCAACAGCCTTGTTAACCTCAAAAGATACTCTATTTGATTCTACTTCGCTTCTTTGTCCGTTCTTTTGAACTTTCAATTTGTCGATGTTCTCTTTCAAAAATTCTTTCAAAGTTTTGTTTGATGAACGTTTTTGTGAACCTTCTGTAAACGCTTTAATTGATAGCCCCATTTCGGACATTGCATCGTTTAAAACTTTCATTTGCTCTAAATGGCTTGCATTTAAAGACTCAATTGCCTTGTTAAGGTCTTCTTTTGTTGCTTTCCCATCAACATTTTTTTCTAATGTATCGATGTACTCTTTCAACTCGGTATTGTACTCATTGTACAATCCTGCTTTTTCTTCTGCTGACAATGCTTTGAATGATTCATCCGTCATTCCTTTAGCTGTCAAAAACTCTAAAAATGTTTTTTTCATCTTTTGTTTTTTAATTAAATGAATAAATATCTAAATTATTTCTTTGAGTGACTTTAGTCGGCTCGGGTGTTGAAGTGACTTTGTCGGCTTCAATATCTTGTTTATTTTCTGTAATGCTTTTTTTAGTGAATTTTGAAAGTAAGTCTTTAACGCTAATCATTTCTGTATAAACTTTTAAATTATCGTTTATAGAATCAGCAATTACCTTATCGAAATCCATATCATGCTCTTGTAACAATAAATCATAATTATTTTCACTTATTGTCTTTTTCCAAATACCTTGCATATGGCAATCTGTATGGGAATCTATAATGTTACTTGGACTTATAGCGCATTTAACTCTTATAGTATCTTCATCAATAACCTCCATAGATAAAACTGGGGTTAAAAAATTACTCCCTTTTACAACTGCTGAACCCTCGATATTTTTAGCCTCTGTTATAGCCCAAAAATAACCATGCATTTCTGCTACATCTTTATTTATTACTAATGGAAAATATTTATTCCATGATTCTTTTTCAGCAGAATGTTGTGGCTCATCTGAATTAGCACATAAAAATAATTTAATGTATCTCATTGAAACACTATGATTTAATACATATCCGTTAAGATATTGATTAAACATAAACTCATTTCTTTTCTTTGAAATAGTAGTTTCATAAATCAACACTTCAATTTTACTCAATGAATTACTTAGTGCTTTTTCTGCTGACTCGTAAAGAACATTAGAAAAATCAGTTTTAGCTATTTGATTTTTTTTATCATGATATGCTAATTCTTTATTTTGTAATATTTTATCAATATTCATTATACGTATTTTAAATTACTATTATTTTTTATTCTTCCAATCAACCTACAAACAAGCTCATTAGCTTTCATATTGTGAGCATTTGATGCTTCTTTTGCAGAATTATAAAATATTCCATTTTGAAGATTTAAAACTAATCTAGCAGACCCAGAATTATCAGATATTTTCTGTTTATGTTCTGCTGTTATTATTTGTTTTGCCCTAGCTAATTTTATTTTATTTTTAGTTTCTTCGCTATATTTTTTACCTTTATGAACTAAGCTAATTTGTTTTTTTTGTTTTTCTGTCATTGGTCTTACAACTCTTTTTTTTCCATCGCATTCAGTTAAAATGCAATTAAGATTTAAACTACTAGTTGCTTCATATAATTCTTGGTAATATCTTTCTCTATTATTTAATTCATTTATATCGCAAAGTTCTAAAATTTCAAACTTATGATTTTCGCTACCATATTTAATAAGAGAACGATATAGTTTAATAGACGTCTTGACGTTTGGTACGTTATTTAAATAAGTTTTAAAACGTCTTTTTATATCAACGCTTTGACCTATGTAAACTCTACCATTAGGATTTGTTATTTTATATATTCCCGTTTGTTTCATTTATTTCTTTTCTAATTTACGTCTAATTCTCCTACGTTGTTGACCGCTAAGACTGTTACATTCTTTCTCTAATGATTTAATTCGCATATCTTTAAAAAACGCTTCATAGTCATTTGGTGTTATACATAGCTTTCTTGAATCAATCATTTCTTAACAATTTGGTTAGTCTGAACAGTTTTTAACTTATCTTTTTTAAGTTTCTTAATTTGTTCAGGAGTTAATTTATCATTCATAATGTTAAAATATTCACAAAGTTATTAAAAAATAGTTATAACTTTGCATTAAATGTTTAAATTTTAACAATGAATTTTACACCACTCCAATTTTTGGGTAGTCTTTTTAGAGGAAAAGACGCATATACTCAAACGAGAATCATGCACGCTAATCAGATTTTTAACGGAAAATCCCCTCAATACGTTTCAATAACAAATGAAGAAGCGCATTTATATAATACTACTGCTGAATTATACGCTGTAATATCTCGCAAGGCTCAAATGTATAGCAATGGAGTATTTAAACATTACAAATTGCAAGGTAGCAAAGCAGTAGAAGTTGAAAATAGTCCAATCGTTAAACTACTTGAAAATCCTAATCCGTTGCAATCCCGTAACGAGTGGCTAATGGAAGAGTTGATACACACTTCATTATTTGGAAATTCTTTTACGTATGGAATTAGACCATTCAGCACCTCAGAACCAAAGGTTATGTATAACTTGCCAGCTGACCGAATGGAAATCATACCAACGGGAAAAATATACAATCAATACAAAATTGAGGAAATAATTAAAGAATACATCTTACGAAATTACGACGGAACACGCCAAAGCTACGAGGTAAAAGACGTTATTCATTCACGCATTACAGACCCACGAAATCCAATTTTAGGACAATCGCCATTACATTCGCTTCAAATGGCAATATCAAATATTCGAGGGGCTTATGGTTATCGTAACGTTTTAATAAATGAACGAGGTGCAATTGGTATGTTGTCCAATCAGGCGAAAGATGGCGAAGGAGGTATTCCATTAAACGATAAGGAGCGCAAAAGAATTGAAGATCAATATTTGAAGGATTACGGAACTCAATCGGGTAAATCAAAGGTTATGTTAACTTCAAGTAGTTTGACTTGGACACCTTTCACTTATCCTACTAAGGACTTAATGTTATTCGAGGAAATCAACGCAGATTTTCAAAAGATAATCGACGTTTACGGAATGAAAAAAGAATTGTTTAGCGAGGATAAAAGCGCAACATTCAGTAATTTACTTGAAGCTAAGCGAATGACATACCAAGATACTATCATTCCTTACGCAGAAGATTATACCTACAAATTAACCCAGTACTTAGGACTTGACTTAAAAGGGGAGTGGATTAGTTTAGATTATTCGCACATTGAAGCTATGCAAGACAACGAAAAGCTAAAAGCGGAAGTTATCAAAATGAAAGCAGACGCTTATAACACACTTTCACAAGATCCAACTTTTGACAAAAATAAATTAAAAGAAATGCTTGGATTAATATAATTTTATTATATTTGCAATTCCATATATTGAATTTTTAGGTTATAATTAAGGGTGTAGAAGTTGATAGCTTTGCACCCTTTTTTAATCTTCCCTATCTCCAATTATTACAAAGTCATCGTACAAATGTGGATAGAATTTTCTAATCATATTACAAATTCCATGCATAGCATCAGCACCATCATCATGTTTGTTTTTTCCGTTCTTCATATACCTTGTTAGGTTTTGCATAAATAAATAGTAATCACTATTCACCTCGTAATCATTACGGAAGTAACAGTACTTTTTTATAAATCCACTAAGTGTTAAAATACGTGTTGTTTTGTTTGATTTTGCCCTGATTGGTAGTAGCTGGCCATCGTATAAAGGTTCTAATAATTGCTTGTACATTGACCCACCCATATTACTCTCAACACGTGTCCATTCAGGATTATATTTATTTAGTAAATTCGCCGTTAACTGTACGTTTTTATCCGTTCCTTCTTTGGTAAATAAAACATCGTGAATGTATATTTTTTCTTCAATATTCATTCCAATAGGCACACAATGATTATCGTCTCCCTCATCTGCAACATCAACAAAGGAACTAACAAAATCAACTTTCTTTAAGTCTAATTCAGCACCATTGTAGTAATTCAATGATGATTTTTCAAATAATAATCCTTCTGCTGGAGTTGGATTTTGCATGTATTGAGTTTCAAATACAAATTCATTCGCTTTCTTAATTTTGTTTAAGTCAATTAAATTGTGTTTGTGTTCCCATAATGGGGTGCCGTCTTCATTTATTGCTGGCATTGATAAAACAGTCCATTCGTCACGCTCCAATTCCATTAAATAACCGCTCAAATCCTCTTCATGAAGCCTTTGCATTACAATAATAATGGGAGTGTTTCGGGAATTGGTACGGTTTCTTATTGTTGTTTCAAATTTGAGATTTATTTTATCCCTTATTACGTCGCTTGTAGCATCGTCGGGTTTAATTGGGTCATCAATAATAATTGCACCCCCAAATGATTGTAATTGTTCTAATTCACTAATAAATTCCTGCTCATCTTCTTCATCGACTTTACCAGCTCCAAAACCCGTTACTTGCCCACTTGACGACCTCGCCAAAACACCGCCATTACTCTCTGTGTACCATTTATTTTTAGCCCTTGAATCTTTTTTGATTTTGGTTTTTGTGAAAATTTCTTGGTAATAATCACTAATCAAAAGGTCTTTTATTTCCTCTGAATTATCGAGTGCCAAACTATCGGAATACGACAAATGAATAAATTTTGCAGAATCATTTAAGGTTAAGCACCATGCAATAAAATTTTTAACTATTAATTCAGTTTTCCCGTACCTTGGTGGCATATTAAAGATAACACGCTTCAATTCTCCACGTGCTATATTTTCGAGTGTTTCAATAATGATTTTATGATGAGGTGCTACAATGAATTTTGTGTTAAATTTTTCTTTGAAAAAATAACGTGTGAAAAATTCAAGCGACTTTAAAGCCTTGACTTGTATTACTTGACATTCTTCAATACTTTTCATCTAATTCGTTGGAAATCCTTTTAATTTCTTCGGGTGTTAACTCTTTGGAATTAATGTTTGTGTTGGTGTTATTGTTAGTGTTTTCTGACTGTTCTTTTAGCCCTAAAGTACGTGCAATAATATTAGCGTTAAACGCTCCAACACTAGCACCTTCCCATTGTTGTTTAGCTATAATTGTTTCAATTTGCTCTATGACTCTTAAAAAATCATCTGTTGCAGTCTTCTTAAAATTCACTAACCATGTATCAGAACAACCGATATAAACAAACCAACCCATTTTTGAATATGGTCTTTGTGTTGGTGTTTCTTCAATTGATTCACCTGAAAATTCCCCTTTATCAAATGATGATTTTTTTGTTTTAATCCATGGGTTATCATCGCACCATTGAAAGTATTCGCAAGCAGATTCCCATAACAGTTCAGGACTTGCAAAAAGTTTATCCCTTCCGTGTTTTGAACGTCTTTTCCAAAATGGTTCTTCTTTGCTCATTTTATTATTTTTGTGTGCGCTAAGCGATTCGAACGCTTGAATGGTCATAGTATAAAACTACCCACTTTTACAACCTTAAGCCTCTCGGTCAAACGCACATTTTATTACTTAGTTTTTTCGGTTTTAGCTTTTTTCAAATTGTGAGTTGCAACAACTTTCACAACTGTTGCTGTAATTGTAAGTACTACTACCACAGTACTCAGAATAATTAAATTTTTAATCGTTTCCATTTTCTAAATTTTTTAATATTTGTTTTTCTTTCTTTGTCCACTTAATATCGAGGTGCTTATACCCAGCGTAATCAAGGTATTTTTTGATTATTTTTTGATAGTTATTGTAACATTTCAATTCTGTAAAATGGTACAAATTAAAACCAAAACTTAAACAAAGCAATATTGTTAAACAACAAATGACAATAACCATTTCAATAAAATTATAATTAATAAAATAAACACTCCTATCCATACTCGTCTACATAGACGTTCTTTCTCAAATTCATTCTTATAAACCCCTAACATAGTGCATGGTCTTACATTGCTAAACGGAATCAACAATATACGCTCAAACACGATTAAAAGGTAATAGAATATCGCTTTAATGTATCTCATAGTTACAAATTTAAGGTTTTTTTCTAATATTGATAAAATTACTACAAATTATCTCTTTGTATTTGATGCCATTCTATACCATTTTTAGTAAACATCATTTTATGAAAATCAAAGACAACCATATTTAACTCTGAATTATAATTGTTTTCATAGTCGTACCAATGTGTTAAAAATGGTAAGTTTCCATCACACATTATTAAATATCTATACTCCATTATTTCGCTTTTTTCAATTCACTATTAACAACACTAAATAATTTTTTAGGATTAGGAGTATTCCAAGAAACCAAACTATAATGCTCGGTTTCTTGAATTACAATCACTTCCTTTCCTTTCCAAAGTTTGATATTAATTTTCTTCATTATCAACAACATTAGATTCAATTTCAAACCCTCTCAAAGTTTCAGTTTCTCGGAGTACTTTCTCAATATCCGTTGCAGTCTGTTCCGCAATTACCTTAACTCCATACTTCTCTACTCCCCACCATTTAGAATACACCGACTCAGGAATGGTAATTTTAATTTCAATTGCTTTCATAAGTTTAAAGATTAAGGCTGCCAAATAGGGTTAAATGGTAGCCTATTTAATTATTTTCTGAATATTTCACGAACTAATCTAATAGCTCCTGCAACTACAACGATTGCAACAGCAACCGCAACTGTAACAATTATAAAATATTTCATTACTTTATGCTAATGATTGATTGTGAACCACTCCCAACAGATGTTGTTGGCATTTTTCCATTCCATCTATTGATTTTGTTGTACTCAATAAGGTTTGGACTAAGTGAATTACTAATCATTAAATTAGCTTTTGATTGACTTTCAGCGTGCATAATTCTTACTTTTGCATCTGCTTAGGCTTCAATTAATTTAGCCTTTGAGTCTGCTTCCGCTTTTGTCATTTTGGTTAATGCGTTAAGCTTTGCACTTTCATAGTTAGCTTTCGCTTCCTCAATCTTAACTTTCTTTGTTGACTCAGCTTTTAACAAAGCACCTTTACCCTCACTTTCTTTATCCAAACGGTCTTGTTGACGGTCATAATCTCTACAAGATGTTAATGAACCCACTGTTAAAATTACAGCTACTAAATAAATTACTTTTTTCATCTTTATTTTATTTTTAATTGTTACTATTCTAAAATGGCAAATTATCACCACCAACAGCATCAGCAATAGGAGTATTATTCACTACTGGAGTACTCGCACTCAATCGGTCAATTTTCCACGCTTCCAAAGTATTGAAATACTTTACTTCGCCTTGTGGATTTGTCCACATTCTACCCCTTAAATTTATTGATACTTCTAATTCATCCCCTAAGTTGATACCATCTAACAAGTTGCATTTATCTTGGCTAAGTTGCAACTCTATTGTTTGAGGGTAGGTGTCCTGAGTTTCAACAACAAAGTGTCTTTTACTAAACTTTTCTGATACTACAATCGTTTCTCCTTTTACGATTAATTTTCCTTTTACTTCCATTTTTCTTATAAATTAAAAATCCCCAAACTCGACCTGCAAACGAATAAGGGGATTTATTAAACTCTTAAATCTTGCAGGATTTGTGCAAATATACAAATTAAAATGGACAATCAACAAATTTATTTACAATTATTTCTTGTTTATTTTTAACCGCTAATTTATTTAGTTTTGATTTAGTGTAAAATCGTCTGTCAATCCAATAACCAACAGACCGACAATTTAATTTTTCACTAATTATTTTGTTTTTTTGTGTGTGGTAAATCTCCTTACTATCTAACATCACTACTGGCAATCCTTTAAACTCAAATATTGCAGTTGCTTTTATCTCTTGTACAATCATAATGTGTTGGTTTTAAGTATTGATTTGACAATTTGTAGCGTATGTTAAGTAGTTATGCTCTATTGCTTAGATTTTAGCTTTGAGTTAACATTTACCGTGTTTTGTTCTTTTTTCTCCCCTCGCACAAGTGAAAATAATTCATCTTGAATGAAATTCTTTAAATCCTTGTTTTGTTTGATTGCAAGTATTTTTAAATCTTGTACGATTTCTTCGGGAATATCAATTAGTTTCTTCATATTTTTCTTTTAAATAAAAGGATATTTCAATTTAATACCATTTGTTGTTTGTAATATTTGATTTTGCCAATTTTTCATTTTTAAAACCATTCTTCGTTTTCTTCAAAAACACCTGTCTTTTTGCTATTATTAAAAACTGATTTAATAAATCCAGCTTCAATTTCTGATATTGAAATTACTAATTGTGGTAGTTTCGGGTGTTCAATATTTGCAAAAGTTAAATGATAAACATTTTTTTCAATCATTTGAACATAAGTCTTATTCATTGTAGTTATTACCATTTTGTTATATTTTAATTAAGTTATATTTTTCTAATAAATCTTTGTATTCTTCAATATTATTTTTCAACTCACCTGAAATAGCACCAAGCCAAAAAAGTTTTGAATTTATTTCACTTTTTAAAATTGTTTCTTTTGCTTCATTATCTCCAACAGTAAAACCTATTTTATTTAGTTTACTTTCAAGTCTTGTTCTTTCTTTAGAAACTTCATTTAATGATTTTTCTAAATCTTGTATTAGTTTTTTCATAATTAATTGATTGCTTTTAAAAAGTTTAATTTACTTTGTGCTTGTGCCAAATTATCAAAATAATAAATTACTCCGTTATTCCATCTTTTTCCGTCTATAATTTCAGTTTCGTAAATATTAAAAGAAACAACTTCATATTTATCTTTTTGTTCTACTAATCTAAATTCGCTTCTGTTTGTATTTTGAGTTGTCATAATTTATATTGTTTTAATTCTTAACTGATACAAATATACATTATATATATTATATACACAAACTTTTTAACAATTATTTTTAAATTATTTTTAAATTATTTTTAAATTATTTTCTAATTAGTTGGTTTCCAACGCACAAAAAAAGAACAAATTATTGCTTCGATTGTAGATTTATGTTAAAATACGCAACAAAGCATAACAGCAATTTGGCGAAAACACGTACTGTGTTTAGGTTCGCCAAGTTGCAAAACGTTAGCAGTAATACTACATTCCATCTCCGAATGAAGTTACTACGTTAAATTCTTTTTCTTTTCTTTTTTCTTCCACCCTCTTTAAAGAAATATTAAAATAATCCATATTATTCTCAATTCCGATAAAGTTTCTATCTGTGTTTATACAAGCAATTCCAGTAGTGCAACTTCCAAAAGTATTGTCAAGTATTGTATCGTTTTCATTTGAGTATGTCAATATCAAATATTCCATCAAAGAAATTGGTTTTTGTGTTGGATGTATTGGTTTTTGCTCAAATGAAAACTCAATTAAATCAGTAGGGTAATTTGTAAACTCTTGTTTGTAAGCATTTGCCCTTGATGGTCTTTTTCCTATTGTGCTTTGATTTGGTACACTATCATTTTTTGGTGGTCGTATTTTCCCACATTCAATCAATCCTTGTGGGTTGTATTTCATTAAGTTTTTAGAGCCGTTTGCCATTGCACCAAAACTAAAAACACAAATATCCTCAATCTTTTTCATAGGTGCATTTTTAGCATTAAAAAATGAAGATGGTTTTACTTTGTTCCAATGCCAATTATATTTATAAATTTTAGTATTACTCATTATCAAAGCACTTGTAAATGGTTGCTGTGCTGTTAAAACTATTGCTCCATTATCTTTTATAATCCTTTCATATTGTTCCCAAAGTTTGTCAAATGGTATTATCGTGTCCCATTTACAAGCGGTTGTTCCGTAAGGTAAATCACAAATAATTGCATCAATACTTTTATCAGGTATCAATTTCATTTGTTCTATTGTATCTCCGTATCTTAAATCTATTGTCATAATTTTATTTTAATATTTCCCCACCGCTCAAAAAAAGAAAAGAAAAAGGTTCAGTTCTCCGAATGAGCATTTGTGGTTTAAATCCGTACTACTGCTAACACCAGCTATACGCAAGTTTTGTGAAAAACAAAACCTGACGTATAGCTGTAACCGTTATGGTCCAGTGGCTGAACGTTCATCACTTTGAAGAAAAATTTCTGCTTTTTTTAACAGTTTTTAAAGTGTAAAAAATAATATTCGGTCGGTTTTCGGAAGTTTTGAGCAAGAGAAACACAGGATCAATGCCGAAACAGTTGAAAAATGTCAAATCGTACGTAACGATTACACTCGGACTAACAAACAAAAATGTCGGCTCCTGAACGTGTATCACAAGCGAATGACATTTTCAAGCCCGAAACAGTTGAAAAATGTGTAAAAACTTCCGAAAACCATAATCGCCCAGCATCGAAAATGTATTTAAAAAAAAGCAGTTTGTAAGAAAAACTAAATGCTTAAAACCTCAAACATGGTGAGCCACCAGAACAATAACATCGCCTAAGCTCCAACGCCTTCAAGTGTATCTAAAAAGATTTGTGCGTGAAATGGAAAATTTGCTATATTTACAAAGTGAATCGAATAGGCGGCGAAAGCCTAGGCGAGAAACGTTGTAGGCAATTTAATTGCTTGGTTTTTGGCATATATCTTCACCGCACCATTCTGAACAAGGTTTAATTCCTTTGGCATAATTCCCACCTAAGCAATTAAACTGTTCGCTTTGCCCTACAACATCAGCTACACGCAATTTTTTTAACTCGGTATCTGCGTACTTCAAATATTCTACTATTTCATTCATTTTGAATTTCGGCATTGTAATCATTTCGACACCGTTTTCGTTGGTTGTTACTTCCCAGCTTAAATCTTTTGGTAATTCCATTTCTGTTTATTTAATCGTTAAAAAATCTTCGTATAGCTGTAACCGTTAGCACCAATACTAAAGACCTACCGCACTAAACAAATCTGGAAGACTTGCCGTGTGGACTTTCTTTTTATTTGATGTATCGATGCTATTCAATAATTTTTTTATTTCATTTATGTACTCTTTTTTGTCCCACTTTTCGATTTCGCAAACCATTAAATCAAACATAATTTCTTTCAAAAGTTGCTCTTTGAATTTTAGACGTGCCAAATCATTTACAGTTTTTGCAGGGAAAATCGGAATTTCCGTTTTTTCTATCATTTTGTTGGCTTCAACAATATGATGTTTTACTATCTCGTTTTTTGAGATATTTATATCCCGTTTTGCTTCTACCTTTAACAAAGCCCTTTTTTGACCATTTAAAACGCTTTTGCCATTTGTAATAAAAACGGTATTTGGAGCAGGAGAACCAGCCGTTTTATCAATTAACCAACCTTCTGGCAAATCTTCCAAAATATCCCAATCACGATACTTGGAAGTACTGGTGCTAACATCGGTTTGGCAAAATTGCCGTTCTGTACTACTATTTAACATTTGTTTTTAATTTGATCATTTGTAATTCTAATGAAGTTTTGTGTTCGGCAACTTCGCCAAGCCGAGAACCGTTATGTACAATATGGCTAACATTCTCGTTTCGATTAATATTCATCGTAAGGAAAAAGAAAAGCCATCGCACTTTACACAACTACTTCATATTTTACAAGTTCATATTTTGAGTTGTAAGAATGATTATTTTTACATTCAGTACATTTTTTAAACTCAATATTAAATCCATTTTCTGTAACATTTCCGAAAGTTATTTTAATAGATTTTTTAGCTTTACAAGTTGGACAATCTTCTAATTTTATTCTTTTAGTATTCATCTTTATTTATTTTTATTTCTTCAAATTCTATTGTTTGTAATCCGAAATGCTTATTTAATAAACATAATAAAAATTGTTGTTCAGGTACTTTATAAAGTTTTCCAAAAATACAAATTGAATCACCTTTTAAAGCATTTAATATTGTTTCTTTGTCAAGTATAACATTTGCTGTCAATATTGTTTTTGAATGTAAATCTTTTGTACATTCTGTAAATTTTGAAAATTCCATCGCTCTTTTCTTTTTTAAATTTATATTCTATTTTAGTTTATCGTTAAACTCGCCATACTGATACATAACAGCAATTTGGCGAAATAACGTACTGTGTTTAGGTTCGCCAAGTTGCAAAACGTTATGTCGTAATGCCTTTTGATTTTGCAAACAACCAATTTCCAAGTTCTCCGTCATTTTCTGTTTCATGCCACTTATCATAAGCCTCTTTAAAGGCACTCCGCATAACATCATGTTGGCTCAATGCTTCAATCTTCTGTTCCAACCAATGTACATAATGTTCATGAAAATACCAAATACTTTGTACATTTTCAGCATATTCACAATAAACACCTACATCGTACCCTGTTTCTTCTTTATATTCTATATTCATTTTATCTATTTTTAATCGTTAAAAAATCTAAGCCAACATGAGTACCGTTATAACACTCCATAAACCTAACCAAATCATCCCTATAAGCCTTTTTAGTGTAATACTCGCTTAACTCTTTCATTGGATTGATTGGTGATAAATTGCTTTATAATCTTCCTCGAGATCAAACTTATTGTAAAATGCTTTTTGTGTCTGCTCAAAGTTCAATTCTTCAAGTGATTTAATGAATGGCATATCCCACGTTGTAGTTATAATTGTTTTTTTATAACCATTGACTTCAACATTACAATACACTCTGTAACTTCCGTGACCTGCTTTGGAGTAATGGAATAGCAAATCTAATTCTATTCTATCCCCATTGATATTTTCTAAAACTTCTTTCATAATATTAATTTTTATCAAATCTACTAAATAATGCAATCACTTGAATTAAATTGTGATGAATGGGTATATAGGTTTATGGGTGGTTAATCATACCCGTTTTAAATTCCACAATCAAAGCATCATACCATTCAATAAAGCTATCAAAGTCTTTAGCAAGAAAGTAGTAACCGCCTGCACTTTCAACTGACTTTTGGTATTGTTTCTGAACTTCGGACTGCCTATCCTTATTTATTTTCACTTCAATTTTTACACTCCTAGCGAGTACAATACACGAAATATCCGCTGATCCTTTTGTTCCTGTGCCTGGTATGTATTGAGTACTTCCAATCGTTCTACTCCTACCCATAACATCAACAAAGGTTTTACGATTATCTAACACCCTCCCCATTGTGCTAATCCGTTCCGCTTGATGCCCTTGAAAGTTAAGAAAATCTTTGATACAGTTTGTTAGCCCGTTGGCTGTCTTATCCGTGTACTTCTTAACTCCTAGCTTATCTATTGGAAAGTTAGGGTACTTCAATGACTGTTGATTAATGTATAATTCTGTTAATCGTTTGCTATTTGCTTTGTTCATACCTCACTAAATTTAAAAGTTCCTATTCTATGCGTTAACCTTAACGACTTCGCGTACCATTTAGCAATACTCATCGTTTGCTTATAATGCGTTTCAATGGTTTTGCCGTTGATTTGATATTCTATTTTAATCATCCTCTTAATTTTAATCGTTCGTTTAATAATTCATTCTCATTTTTTAACTTGTAAATAATCCCCTCCATTTCCACAATCTTATTGTGTGCAAATATTAGTTGGTTTAAAGTCTTTTGTACGCTTTTCTGTCGTTCGCTTAACACTTCCATTCCTTCCTGCTTTTGAATGTCGATAAGTGTCTTTTCCGTTCTGTGGATTAGTTGGCTAAGATAGTAAGCACTTTTCTTATACTCGAGGTGCAGAATAAACTCAGGGTCTAATCCGATGTTAACCATCATTTCTTTGATGGATAGCATTTCTGTTTCAAGGTTGTTCACTCTTGTAATTTTTTAACATAATTTATAACTGTAACTCTTGAAACACCCAACAATTCAGCTACTTTTGTTCTGTTAAAGTCTGGATTTTTCTCAAATATTTGTTTCAATTTATCGTAGGTAGTGTCTGCATTTTTCATACTTACCTTTAAATCTTGTATTTCAGTGCTTTCAATCTTAATTTTCTTAGCATTTAAAATAAAATAATCGCTTAATTTTTCTGCTCTTAATACTGAATCTTTATGTATAATATCACTTTTATATTCGTCATCAAAAAAGCTATGAAAACAATTCAAAAGTAGTGCAAACCTTGGAATATAACTTTTCTGCTTTGGGTACATACTTTTCAAATACTCGTTTTCATTTTCATTATTTTGAAATTCAGTAATTTTATTAAAAATCCTAATCCATTCCGATTTAGCATCTAATGAAAAAAGGCATTTAATAGGCTCAATGTCGTTTTCATCATTTCGCTTAATCATTATTTTTATTCCATCATAGAATTTTATAATGTTTTCTTTATACCATTTAATAGTTTGATAGTCTAATTCTGCTTCATTGTAAACG